ATCAAGCAGAAGATCAGCTTAGAGATATATTTAAAGCTGAGATAATAAAGGTGTCTACATTACACCCTTATACAAACAAGCCTACCAAAGATGGTTTCATTTACATTGAAAGAAATACTAATGAAGAAGTATGCAAGACAACAGAAACGCATACAATTAATAATACATATCATAATGAAATGATTCCTCAATGTTTTGATACCTATTATAAAATTGATTCAGGTTTCAAAGTAAAAATTGAACACGCATCTTTAGCTAAAGTATCTTTATCTGCTTACTTTCCTAAGTATGAATACGAATTATATGATTCGCCAGCAGTTAATGATACTATTGGTTTGTTTAGTAGACATACAAATTCAATAGATCAAACATGGTCTTTATCAACCATGCTGATGACTAAAAGAATCTTATGTTTAAATGGTATGCTTGCAGATTCAAAGGTAGCAATGTCAGTACAAAAACATAAAGGTTTAATTAGTGCTGAACGAAGTATAACTCCAATGCAAATTGGTTCCGAATGGTATCTGAAAAACAAAGACCTTTATAATAACATGGCATCAGAATCAGTAACACGCCAAGTTGTTGAAGAATTTTTTGACAAATATCTTTGTAAAAACAAGTACAGTAATACTAACAAATACAAAGATGATACCAACAAAAAACGATGGGAAACTTTGATGCGTATTTACTGTAACAACATAATCAATTTAGGCAATACAAAGTGGGCATTGTACAATGCTCTTACTTTCTGGGCTTCACACCCAGATCAAACAGGTGATGTACGACAATCAACCCTTAATAGTACAGCTTCATTAATTGATAAGAGAACAAAAAGAGAAAAAGAAATACGATCTGTTCTTAATAAAACCAACAACTTAGAACTTGTAGGTTCATAACCTCGATTAATTGACTCACATAAATAGTGCCATAACCTACTATATTGTGGCACTATAAACCCTATAAACTCTATAAACTAGTTTACACAGTTTACACGGTTTACACCCACCGCATAGAAAGGAGAACACTATGCCTATACCACACAATTTAAAAAAAGAAATAGATGAACTGTTTCTTCCTCAGGTAAAATTAAATGTTACCGAATTAATCAACGCAGCTTCACAGTTAGACTGCCCTCAACTTATTGAAGGATTTTTTAATAACCTTTCTGATGACGCGTTTCCACCAACCTATCCAAAGAAAGTTTGCATTGACTTAGCAATAAATAGATGGGAAGCTTATTGGAATATGAAAGAGCAAGAAAACGAATATAACAAAAGCTTGCCAAGATAGGGAGATCATCAATGAATTATTCACCAGCTATGGTATCACAATATTTCCCTACATTTTATTCTAACGGTACACAGAAAAGACTTGCTCAACATTCGCAAGACTTTCAAGATTTAGTGCATCAACTGTTTGGTAAATATTGTATTGAAATAGAAAGAGAACGCTATCGAAGAGGAAAAAGATTACAGTTACCATGTGATTTAGTAGATCAACAAAACGAATTTAGTAAAACAGATGAAAAAATTATTTCCATACTTACAAAGTTTAGTGCTTTAACAACCAAACAAATAAGAAACCATTTAAATGAATCAGCCAAAGTTGTACATTCAAAACTTTATCATGCTGTAAAAAGAGGTGACATAATAAAACTTATGCCACCTCCGTCTTCTAAAATAAAATATAAGGTAGATAAAAAAGTAACGATGTTTGCTTTAGCATATAAGTTTAAAAAACAAAATGACTTATAAAGAAAACCAAACAACACATCAAAGCATTCTTGAGTTACAAGATAAGGTAAATGCCCAAGCTGTAACTATTGAAAAGCTACAGAATAAACTTGCTGATATAGATATATTAGCAGAGGGTATTGCCGAGCTAACATTTATTCTAAAGATGGAGGAACAAAACAATGAATAAAGATAACTGTTTACATTTGAAATGTGAACTGGCTGTATATGAAATGGCTTTTAAAAAAATAAACTTTTTCTGGATCAACAGCAGAGTTATTAATGATGAAACTTCTAATGAAATGTTACTTTCATCAGCTATTATTATTCGAGATAAACATATTGATAGCTACAATGCTATCATGGCAGGTCAATCAGTAACCGAATATGATGATGTATCAACCTTAGAACTTGTAGAAATTTACAACAACCTTGTTGTAAAATATGGAGGTCAATACCGTGACCCTCACCAACCAGAAGGAGAACACACATGAACGTCAATCCAAATGAATTAAGCAGCGCTTCACAAAATAATTTAATTAAACAATTCTTAGAAGAAGGTAATGCAATATCAGGTATGCTTGCTCTAGAAAAGTTTGGTTGTTGGGCCTTACCTCAAAGAATTTTTGATCTAAAAGAAAGTGGTTTTCCAATAGAAAGCCAATGGATTCAGCTTGAAAATGGTAAAAGAGTTAAAGAATATTTTATGGGTGAAGCCAATGAGCAGCAATGAAATAGAGCAAGCAATCATAGCTGCGTTCAAAAAGTATTTCAATGAACGATACAGTTAGAGCGTGCTATGCGTGTGGTACACGCACAAGCTATTGGTTAGATATGCAGGTGGATATGAAACCACCTGTATATCAAACCATCTGTCTTGATTGTTGGGAGAAAGATATATGGCAAATAAAAATCGCAACAAGGGAATCTACCACGAGAAGTGGTTTGAAAAGTGGCTCAAAAAAATAGGAGTGAAAGTTAAAAGGCAACCTATGAGTGGTGCTTTAGGTGGCGAATACATCGGTGATCTTTTAATAGAACATAATGATCACCGATTTATTTGCGAGGTAAAGTACAGAGATAAGTCTACATTCCCTAGCCCTTTTTCCTTGTTTAAAAACAAAGACATA